CCATATTTTGCCACGAGTTCTTCGGCATCTAATGTAATTTTTACCAGTTTGGGTTTAGCTGCTAGTTCTTTAAGTTTCATCGCATATCCTCATATCGTTGTTTAAGATGATTTATAGCGGCTAGTATGAATTTTAGTCTTACATCAGCCTGATTCAAATCACCTTTAGCACAGCGTAATTCGTTGGCTGCTTTGGCAGTTTCCGCTAATATGCTACGGTAAATCTCATCTTCAGTCTTGTCATCAAATATCATACTTGCCTCAAATCATATCAAGTATTTAGCCACGTAAAAGGGCAGCAACGCCGCCCTTTGTCCCAGGTTATAAGTTATTAACTTACCGCTGCGTTTTGTGCGGCTAAATCACCTGTTACGGTTAGACTAAAAGGACTTACCCAAACTGGGGCATCACTGCTAATCGCTGGGGCTACATTTGTCATATAACCTTGACCAATAATAAAAACATCATTGGCACCGTCTTCGGCAAACTTGAATTCAAAATTAACTAGTTGCTTGTTGCGTACTAGACCAAACATACCCTGTGCCGTAGCGTCGTCACCCTGTGCTCCGCTATATACACCGGCTACTGCTGTGCCAAAGAATGTGGCACGGTCTACAACTAGATTGCCCTCAATACTATTGGTGCTAGTAGTTGGAACTTGATATTTTGAACCCGCATCAAGTTGGCTCCAGGTCATAACATCCATGGTTTGGTTTATGGTAATGTCCTGTAGAGCAGGCACGGTTAAAGCCGCAGATTTGTTAGTAGCGTCCACCGTTCCCAGTGTTGCTGCTTCCCAAACTTTTAGCACAACCTGACTTGCTGCTACGCCTGGTGTTGGATTAATATAAGCCATCGCTTACTCCTTATGTTGAAATAGTATAGAATCTGTATTCAAACTCATATATTAACTTGTCGTCCTCTATATTTGTTATATAATCAAATTCTTTTCTATGTGCTGTGGTTATGGTAGTGACATCCTTGGCACTAGCCATTGTGGTCAATGCTGTGTCTAAATCAGCGTTTCTATTTTTAGCATCTACACAGAGATAAGCCCTAACCGTTGTAATCTTCTGATTAATATGGTGATTGGCGTCCAATGTGCCATATAATCTATCCATTTCGGTATTGGGTTCATCTAGATAAACTCTACGCATGTTCTTGAGATATAGTGCTGAATTACCTTCCTCAAATGGTAATTCACTACTAGTTTTTATCGTGCCCGTTAAATTGGCAGTCAAATAGGCTAATAGTTGACTTCGCATTATCTTATTCTCACTAGGTTTTGTTTATTAGGTGATTTTTCTGCGGTCTCTATGGTGCCGTCAGCATCAAAATCATACCAGTCACCGCTTTCAATAACTTCTGTAAACAACTTATTGTATTGATCCCTATAATGATTAATCTTTTGAACTTCGGCACTTTCGGGATTACCAAAATCTGCCACATAAGGTAGAATATATTCGTGAAATGCGAAGTAGATATTCAGATCCTTAAATTCAGTTTCTCTAGATTTTATATTACTGGGATTGACACTGGGCAGCAGTCTCAGGTCTCTTTGTAAGGCACTGTCTTGTCCAAACGCATAACCACGCCACCAGTCTGTGTTGCGTATCTGTGTAAGGATGCGTGCTGCTGCCAGTTTTAAGAAGTCATCTATCTTAGTCTGTGTAAGATTTTCATTGGCTTCAAATAGGCGTTGATCACGCTGGACCAGGTCATCATAAGTAGCAAAACTTATAAATGTCTGATATGAAAAATAAAATGCCATCGTGATCTCCTTTATGCTGATTATTCAATGCTTGAATCAAATACCATCTTGACACCAGCGCCGTTATATAGAATGCCTTGAGCATATACAGCAGAACCAGTTAGACTGAATCCGCGTAGTTGTGCTTCACGCTGGCTTTCAATTGTGATATCCTTCATCATAGCGAGACCTAGAGCATCGCGATGAATTAACGCACAGGCATAATCGCCTGTTGTGCCACCACTATCGCCTGTAAGACCTACTAGGCTGCTTTCATAAACAGGAATACCTGCTAGCATACCAATATAGCCATTTTCTAAAGCACTATTACCTACAGCACTGGCTGGTGCGGCAAATGTGCTAGTAATTGTGCTCTTTACATCATAGGCAACATTGGGGTGCAAAATAAATGCACAATCCATGGCAGTGTCGTAGCCCTGAGCACGCAGTTTTGCTGCTGCTTGGAATAATAGTGCTGCTGTTGCTGCTGTGCTTACGCCACCAACGTTGCTAACACCACCTAGGCTATCAAAGCGTGCCATGATGTCGCTGTCCATTTTGCGAGCGATTGCTTCACCAAATAGACGACCTACATCTGCGATCACATTGCTGCTAGCGCCAACTAAAGCGATGTCACTGATGATGGTTGTTAGACCAACTTCACTGACAGTCAGTGTTACACCATCTGTGGTAACTTCTGTGTTTGAAGGTGCTACACCCTCGTTTAATGAGGTAGCAGTAACTCGTGGATAACGAGGAACTACAATACTTTTACCCTGTCCAGGTGGGATTGTATAATTGCGAACTAGGTTACGCATAAGGCTGCGTTCGCTAGCGACGAATAAGGCCTCTGCGACAATCTGTGGCATAAGGTCGTTTAGGCTGGTTGAGGTTGTTTCATTAGCCATTGCTAATCTCCTTTATTTTATACCGTTAACTCGCCGCCATTCTTTGTAGCGGGCACGGTCTTCAGGATTTTGCATATTCAATTTGGTGATATCTAATGCTCCTGCGCCGCCTCGGCTAACGTTGCTGGTGGCTGCGGTAGTTCCTGGTGTAGCACTTACAAAATGAGGGTTGGCCCTTAAAAAATCTTGCACAAGGAGGTCTACATTGTAGGGTTTTCCATTGTCGGCATATTTTACTTGACCCGTGCTGTCTAAGACTTCAACTTCACCATCCCCGTTTAATCGCACATTGCTGCGAACAAGTGCTTTAACTTGTTCGGCATTTACAGCACGATATCGGCTGGCTGCTTCAAGTATTGGGGTTTCCACTCGGTATTGCTCTATTAGACGATCACGCTTTTGAATTTCTAAATCCTTTTTTGTCACTACATCTTGTAGGACTTTGTCAAAATTACCTTTACGCAATTCATAATCTTCTTGGTTTTTCCTATGCTTAGTGACTATTTCTCTAAGCTCGTCAGGATCTCCCAAGTCTTCATACCGGCTAGTTAATTTCTTTTCTAACTGACTTCTTGTTTTAGCCAGTATAGCGTTAACTTCAGCCTGCGTAAAAGTTTTTTCTTGTGCCTGAGATTGATTGTTGGAAGCCTCAGTTGCTTCATCCGCCGATGTATTTTCAAGACTCATCGTATGTCACACCTCATAAAGAGTAGATTGTAAAATCTTATTACAGTTTATTATTTATTATATTCATCCTCGTGGATATAACCCTGTGACATTAATGCCACATGTTCTTCCTGTGTATTAGCCACTACGGCATCTCCAGTACCGGGATCAATCATGACATGCCGTTGCCATACACCATATTCACTGACATCTTCTACGCCTGAATCTATTTCATATGCTTCATCTTCAGGTGTTTCTAAATCTAATGCACTCATGATTTCTATTTCTAGCAATTGCTGCTTGTTGGGATCTACAACGTTGGCACGTGCCTTAATTAGTTGATCTAGATCTCTATCTGTATCTCTAATAGCAAAACTATCTGGATATTTGACGGTGCCTGTAAATGCTTGGCCAAGATATATACCAACCCAACGCCATATTTGTTCTTCACATAGTTCTAGATTATCAGCCAGTGTGCTTAATCTAGCATTTAATAATTGAAATTCTATTTCTTTACTAATGCCACTCATTTCTGTGGCTTCTGTGGCACGCACTGATCCCACATTGGCCATGCTGTCAATCATCTTTTGACGATGCTCAATGCTGAGATATATTTTGTCTACATGTGCTCCTGTAAAATCTAGCACATAGGGTTTTAAGTTGGGATCTAAGTTTTCTGGCATGCGTATAATAGCGCCAGCACCTACACCCAGCTGTGTTTCCGCAGTGGCTACCAAACTGGGATGACTGTCCAAGCGAATACTTTGTTCTACTTCACTTAATTCATTATAGATAGCACGTTGTTGATCCGCTATGTCATCTATTACACTGCTGCCAATGCCACGCACTGGACTGCGATCCGCATAGCATAACACAAAAGGTATGCGACCCAGTGCGTTGGGTTCATCTATAAAATCAATTGCTTTACGATTTTGTGTATTAACTCGCGTAGTGCGAATAACATCGCGACGCCATTCTTTAACAGCAATTTCTGTATCATTGACTTCTTCTACATATTTTAACATTGCGAGTTCATATTGTCCGCTGGTTGTTCGTTCCCATTGCCAGTCTGTGACTACTAGTGGACTATATACAGCAAGATAGGGTCTAACCTGTTGTTGTAATTCATCAGCACGGGTAGCAGCATTGGTATTGGGTTTAACTACACCTACCCAACAGTGGCCAAACACCTGACTCCATATGGCAACTTCACGCATAAAGTGATCCATGGTGCGTCCATCTAGGTCGGCGTCTTCCAGCATGGCTTCAACTTCAGGCTGGCTTTCAAACTGCTCTAGTTCACGCAGGGGACTGGTTCTAAACAAGAAACTAATATATAGACTAACAATACTTTTACATTGATTATCCAGTGGTGTAATATCCAATCGCTTTTGATATTCACCGTCGGCTTCATTGGCATACTTAATAAGATATCCACCCTGCTTGTATGCTTGGCCACCCATGTAGCTGTTTAGTAAGAATTCATAACGATCTTTATGACGGCTATAAAGATAGTTTTCACTCATAGCACGATTATAAGCATCTTGTAGTAGTTGATTCATATGGGGCTTCTCACTTAAGTTATATATTTATGCCAATTAAGCCACCAAGCGGTGCCCAAATCTTTCTGGCACAGTGTTGGGCTGGGGTTTTGTTATTGGGAATAAGAATTCTATGGCGTATGTAAGTGCATCAAATGCATGGTCATATACGCCCTTGTCAGGCACTTGGCTGTCCTGTTTATAGCTATAATTCAACAAACTTTTTACAGTATGTTTACACTGGGGATCAATATAAAATCTTGTAGTGCCATCATCTCTACAGTAAAATAAACTATTGGCAGCATTAATGCGATCCTTTACCTGTGGATGTTGTCTGTGATATCTAACAGTAAAGCCAGCCATTTCCAACAACTTAATGTCTGTGTTTCCGTTAGCACTTGTTTTACGCTGCACGCCGGCGGGATCGGGAAATACTGTAATGGGATTTCTGGGATATCTTGTTTTAATTTCATCTATCATCTCCGTTGTCGTGCTGGTGTTTAACACAATTTCATCTATTTGATGTAAACCTTGTGGTGTTCTTAATAACACTGCGGCTGACATGGGCGTGGTATTAAAATCCATGCCTATAATTAAAGGCGTGTGTGGTTGTATATCTGGTTTAGTTTTATAATTATGTTCACCAAAAGCATAGGCAATAATGCCACTGTATTTTTCAAATGTGGCTAAAAATTCTTGTGCAAATGTTCTAGCATCTAAATCCTCACGTGCCTGTGCTATTTCTTCCCCACTGACACGCCCACCATCCAGTGTGGTAAATGTAAATGTTATCCAATCTCGGCGTGTTTTGGCGCGGTCATACAGATCTTTAAACCAATTGTAACCTTTGGGTGTGCCTAAGAATAAGGCCGATCCATTAGTGTCTGACAGCATGGGACGCAGTGTTTCATACCATGCGGCAGCATCTATGTCTGCGGCTTCATCAATGACTAAAAAGTCTAGGCCAACTCCTCGCAGACTGTCATAATTGTCAGCACCTTTAAGTGCTATAACGCTGCCATTGACTAATTCCAGTGTTAATTCAGTTTCGTTGGCCTTGGCGACCCAGTTTAGGTCTATGAGTCTGCGTTTAAGTTTACGCCATACAATTTGTTTGGCCTGCTTGTAAGTGGGAGCAACGTACCAAACTAGTCGGTCAGGCTGGCTGGCAAATTTAGCAAGTTCTCTTATAGCTATATGTGTTTTACCGAAATCGGCGACCGCAAACCGCTATACGAAACCGTAGCGGAGAATTTGCGATCATCCTTTGTGCTTGACTTAATGGCATTAAAAATTCCTTATAACAAGTTCTCTGCCTTGTTGTTTATTTGTTCTACTTGAATCGTGCTAACCTCGCTTGTATAAATTGACAATAGTCTGCGTCTAACTCTGTGCCTATGTAATCAAGCCCTAATTGTTTTGCTGCTAATAATGTTGTGCCTGCTCCAGCAAAGGGATCATATACAACATCGCCTTTGCGAGCAAATAACTTTAGCAATCTATCTGCTAATTGTATGGGCATCTGTGCGGGATGATGTTTTTGGCGTGCGGGTGCTATTGACCATATATGATGGCGGGCCCAAGCAACTTGTTCTTCTATTGTTATAAGACTATCTGTCTTTTTTGTTGGCCTGTAGCAATCACCTTTGGCAAATATTTGAACATATTCAGTTGAATACCATAGATAGATTTTACTGGGTATGCCCATAGATCCTGCTGCTCCTCTATATCCACTAATAGCATTCTTTTCCCATATACGCTCGCCATACCATAACATAGCATTGTTTTCCATGTGCTGATGTATCCAATAATGATAAGGCATATTATCACTAAACTTGGGCTGTATGTTTATGATAAATCTACCCATGGGTTTAAGTATGCGACTACCTTCGGCAATCCAAGTGCCTAACCAGTTTCTATAATCATCTCTGCGATCCTCATATGAGTTATAAGGCATATCAAAGTTATAAGGTGGGCTGGTCAATATAATATCTATACTATCGTCAGGCTGACTACGCATCCACTCCAAGCAGTCCTGGTTAATTACTTGCCTCATAATTTATCTTTATATTTCTGCTGTATCATCTTGCTCGCTTGTTAAATCTTCTTTTACACCATCTATTTCATCATCAGTAAATGGCAATGGTTCCTTACCTGCCTGTAATGGTGTTTCAGTTTGTCCCAATATTTGTTTGCCCAACCAGATTAATAATGTGGGATTGCCTTCAAATGCCACACGCAGTTGTGCTTGTCGTAATTTACATTTTAGTTCGTGTCGGCCTTTTGTGAGTTCCGAACTAAAATTATATCTCAGTGTGCTGGGACTAATATCAAAGTATTCGGCTATTTCATTATCCCGACAACCCAAACTGGCCAAGTGTTCTACTTCATATTGTGGAATAACTTTTTTATCTCTACCTACAATTAGACCGGTGACTACTTTAGTGCCTAATTTAGGATCTTTACGCTCGGGATATTGTTCGGTGTTCATAGATATTGATACCGTTCGGGTTGTCTTCTAATCCAACCATTTAAGCATTGGGGGCTTATATTTTTATAAGCAGCGGCTTCTTTAACACTATTAAATAGTCCCCAGGGTGTGTTGATTCGCCGTCTTTGTGCTTGTGCTACTTTTTCTTTACTACTAGCCGTGTGTTTTATTTTACCTCTTTGCTTTTCGGCACTCCGTTTATATGCTTCTGGAGACTTTCTACCAGCCTGCTTTTTTAATATATCTCGTTGATGCTGGTTTAATATTTTACCTGATTGTGCTTGACTTACATTTTCTTCTGCGGTCATTTTAACGCAATTATCTGGACTATAGTCACCCTGATCTCCTGGGCGAGCCATAACTAAACAACCTTGAGTTCTTCCCCTATATTGATAATCGTCGCCCCACCACGCCAGCCAGGATTCAAATGTAAATTGCCAGTCAATATTTCTGGCTTGTGCCTTAAGGCGTTGAGCCGTATATGCTCGTTTTTGATTCGCCACCTGACTCATCTATTATAGTCCTTTAATAAGTGTTGGTATTCGGGATACTGAACAGCAAATATGAATGCCTGCTCATCTGTCATAACAGCCTCAAAATACTGATAGTATAAATCAACGTTTGTGTAAAAACTACTGACGCTATGAAATCCTTTAAGTGCCAGTCTTAGATCACTGGCACAGACATAGGGCAGTTCATAGTCCAGTGGCACACTTATTCGTTTCACGCTATAGTCTCCCTGGCTAATATTATGTCGTTATATTTTAGTTCAAATCTCATGGCATTATAAGGTGTCATATCACATGCGATTACGGCGCCGCCACGACGTGTGCTACAGCGTAGTACGTCATATTGACCCTGTATGAGATCTACATTGTTCCAGTCATGTGCTAGAACATAGTATCTAATGATCCGGGTGCTGTCTAATATATTATTCACGGTTTTTTACTGGCAAAATTACCT